TTCGTAGCCTGGTAGTTGTTGACTTGAGCAAGTGGGTGTGAATGCTCCTGGTAGTGCAAATACAACAACTTTCTTGTTATCAAAAATTTCAGTTGTATCTATATCTTTCCACTCTCCGCCTATAAATGTGCAACCGCCCACTTCGTCGGTGTCGCCTGTTCTTGTTTTAAAACATGTGTATGGTACTTTCATTATTTTCTCTCCTTAATAAGTTTAATTTCGCCCTGGTCTGTGTGTTTAATCCTGTGATCATTCTGTAGGGCAAGGTGTAAGAATGACTCATACTTGTCATCCTTAACCAACAGACTGATACATTCGTCGTCATTGTCATCGAAGTCTGTGTGAGACCAGATGAAATCTTTTCCGTACTTCATGCCTAGGTTGCCAGCCGTTGTGCATATGTTGGCGATGGCATCTACTGTATCATAGCCGGCGTTTAATGCGCCGCCTCCTATAGGCACGTATCCCATCCTTGTTGTAGCTCTTTTTTCTTTAATCAATATTTCTTTCATTATATACCACTCACCGGTACAGGTTTCTCATATATTGCATGAGATCCATTTTCACCATCCTCGGACACATCTATTTCTATATGTCTGCCAGGATATCTTTTTGTTATTGCCACGTACAGGTCATCTGACATCATTTCACATGATTTGTAATCTAATTTTAGTGTGCCTTCGCTGTACATGTCCTCTATCCATCTTTTGAACTGTATAAATTCTATATCTCTGTCGTCGTGGAATACTTCTATCGCAACCTTGAAATGGAAAATGTGTCTGTGCGGGTATCCCAAGAAAGATACATCCATCCGATCACCCGTTGCTAGTTTTGGGTCGTCTAGTGCCGCCGGGTACTTGTGAATACCTTCCTTTCGAAATGTCACCCATATCATCTTGTTGCCTTTGTTGGCTTGTTCTTTTAGTGCTTGATCTCTCATATCTTCAGTACTCATGTTATTCCTCCCATCCTATTTCATCTATTTGTTTATTTTTTGCCTTTAATTTTGCTTCTAATTTTTTAACTTTTGCTTCTAGTTCTTCAACACGTTTCACAAAATAATCTGTGCCAAATAATCCTTGTTCTTCGAACTTCTTGTTCATTTTAAGCCAGGCGTTGTAACTTGCAACACCCTCTCTGTAACTAGACTGCTTCTTTGACATTGCTCTCCTCTATTGGTTCATCTTTTTTGTATTGCTCCCAGGATGTGAACCCTGCTGACTGTTTGAAGTGATCCATTGTCATAGTCCACACCCCTGGATTAGTGCTGTTGAAATCTACGTCATCTACTTTAATACACAGGTTGTCGTCGTCCTCAGACTTTGGAAATATTACTGAACAGAAAGGAATAAATTTTTCTTGATTCCATACTTCCTTAAATCTCTCTTTAACTTCATTGTGCAAAGAGTGTGGGTAGTCTATGGTTACCCAATATCCTTTACGCAGTAGTCTTATCATTTGATTAATCTGTGTTCCGTGATTATGCATGAAAGTTCTGTTTGCACCAAAGTATATCGCCTCGGCGTTTGCTTTTTTGGCCAACTCTTCTATTTGGTCATAGTAAAGATCATTTCTAGCCAAAAAAAGTGTTTGCTTACCAAAAGCCGGAGTGTGTTCTACTTCCAATCCTGAAAATACACCTACACTGTCGCTTTTGCCTGTTTTGTAATCTCTGTCCATGTCTAATTATAGTATTGATCTAACGTTTTGTCAACGTTGCTCTCGCTCTAGCGATGGCATCTTTTATTATGAGCTTTGTCCTTTTTAATCTGGTAAGCACATCTTTACTTTCAGAACTCCTGTCCTTCAATCTGTCTTTGGTAAGCTGTGCCACCTTCTTGTCAAGGTATGCGTGTTCTTCTTCAAGTTTCTTAAGTTTTTTGCTTCTTTTCTTTTTAACGTACATATGTCCTCCTATTCAAATAAAGAACTGAAATTATTAGTGCCTTTACCACCGCCTGTTGCTCGTGCCCATCTGTTACCTCTGATGTCTGCGAGATAACTTGATGCCCCAGCGATCACTTCCATTGGTTTCTCGCTGGTAAACACCTCTTCTACAAATGTATTGAAGTACAATATGTTCCGAGGAACATATATGCTTGGCTCGTCTGTTTTGTCAGATGCTTTGGTTTTACGCCAGTGTTTTACTTCTGGCCTGTATTTTCTTGATTCTATGTCGTTAAGATCATTTGCGATCTGTATTGCCCTGATCTGATTATATACGTTGTGTGCCATCATTAACACATAACTGAAACTGTCCCAACTCGTAGCCCCGATCTTGCCATTCTTGTTAAGGTCCTTTTCTCCATACCAACAAACGTCTTTCATCTTCAATCTACGTCCAATACCACTATCAAATGGAAACTGTATGTCAGATCCTTTCAGTGTCCTGTCATCTGGAGCCTTGTCCATAACAAAGGACCACCTGTCTGGCGTAAATGAGTTATGAGTGTAGACCAACCCGTTAGCAGTTGATAAGAAAGCAGATGCACTGTCAAAACTTATTGTGAAGTTAGGATTTATATGTTTCCTAACCTGTCGCTGTACCTGTGTGAGATAACAACCCCAATCCATCTGTGATGTTCCAAGTACGTGCATCCAATCTTTGCCATCTAGTTTCTTCTCATCTCTCATTATGATCAGTCTTTTCAGCATGACCTCCATGTCACACATGTTGATGCCACCCATTGCCCATCCTTCGAACTCGAAGTCTTTGACAGCATCATACCATATCTGTGCTGTGTTCCAGTCATCGCCTTGCAGTACGTTTAATAATTTTGTTTGTCCTAGTCTGTTTTTTTGAAAAAATTTATTATTGTATATTGTACCATCGAGTGTGTCTTGGAAACTAGTTAATCCTGTCTTTGGACTATTTAGATCATCCGCCGCCCAAGTAGGTACATCGAGCGTCATCGCCCAGTCGCTTGTTAGTTCTAGCCAATTTAGTATGTCTGATCTTACTTTGTTTGCTTTGTTACCCTCAAAGTCCTTCCAATCAAATTTTATTACACCTTTTCCTATCTGATATCCACCTGAATCACCTACTATCGTACTGAACTTCCTGTCTCTGTTTACAAACATGTGATCTCTGTCATTGACCTTTTCCATGTCCAAGCAGGCGTGTCCTGCCGAGTACAATGCAGTGGGATAAGTGAACATACCCTTGTCTGGATTAATAAAGTTTAATCCTTCAACACCATTATCAAATCCATTTGGGATTCTCTCTTCTGAGATATGTTTGCCTTCCGAAACTCTCTGCTTACTGATAAACGTGTTGTAGAAGTTTGAAATAGCAGGCAGGAACACTGCGAAGTCTCTGCTCAACTCCCCTAAATGTTCCTGCTTGGTATTTTCTGTCGTCATTATTGCGCCTGTGCTGGTATGATGTATTGATACTTGCCTAAGCCTGAATCAACAGAGACCTGCATGGCACCCTCGTTAGAGAAGTGTAATGTGACCTTTGCCGAGTCTGAAAGTTTAAGTATCTGTAGCACCTGCCCTACTGGCCAACTCCAACCTTTGTTAAGTGTTCCCTTAACATCAGTTGCGAAAACAAACTCCCCACCATGCGATGCTTGATCACCAAAAGTGAAAATCAAGTTTCCATCCTCGGTTCTCACAACGAATGAGTTGTGTTCTGTGTTTGCTGTCGCCTGGAAGTTGAATCTCTGCACACTAGCCACTGAGGGTTCGATCTCAACGTCCCACTTAACACCTTTAAACTTCACGGTTTTAAGTTTCTCATTGATAATCTCGGCATTCATGAATCTGTAGTCATTCTTGAAGTCACCCTTTTCATTTTCAAAATGGATTCCTGTAGGAATGTTTGCACCGTTTCTTTCACCGGACAATACAGTTATGTTTGCCTTCTCCTTGTACTCTGGACACTTCAAGTGGATGTCTAACTTACCCATCTGAGGCATACCAAACGTGCCGGACATTTCTGTCTGTGGCTTGTGGAAAGACCCTTGTAGGATCACAGATCTGTCTTCTGCCATACTATCAATCGATGTTTCTTTATCGTCTCCAGTAATTTTAACAAGATCCAAGAACCCCAGTCCATGCGTATGTTTAACGATGTCTTTTAAGATGTCTATCATAATGTTATTATTGTATAGGATATTTAGGTCTTAGTCTAGCGTTATTTCACGAACTTTGTACACAAACGGATTTTGTTTACCAGGTTTACGGAATATGGCATAGTTGGCACCGGGCTCGAAGTTATTCATTTCTACTACCTGATATCCAACGCTTTCGAGCATCTCGGTCATTAGAGTTTTAGTGTTGTAGTTGAAATAACCACGTTCTGCTTCCTTAAGGTCATGATCCCAATGGCAATCGGCGTAATTAATGAAACCATAACCGCCTGGGATAAGCACACGATATATATCTTTAAGATACTGCTGGATGTGGCTTTGGGTGAAGTAAACAAAGGTGTCCCAACTGAACACAAAGTTACAACTGCCCGTAGGTATCGTCTTACAATCTGTTTGCTTCGTAAGATGGAATTTAAGTTTTTTTTGATGTGGTCCTCTGAACTGTCTTCTCACGTGCCTTTCTGTCCTTGGATTTATATCCACAAAGTAATTAAGTTCCCAGGCCGTAAATTGATTCGAGAACATTCCCCACCCTGGCCCAATCTCGAGCATGTTATCATCGGCGGTTCTGGAAAATTGCTTTATCTTGGTTTTAATTTTAGTAGCTAGTAGATCGTCAACGATTGGCCAATCTTTCTTCTGGTCCAAATCCTTATCCCACCATTCATTTGTTTTAGCCAAACGGTTTATTTTTTCCCTGTTGTTGGCATCGACTGCCTTTTCAATATCTTTCAGTGTACGAAGACTGGTATCAATTAGTTTTTGGAAATCAGTGTGTTTAGCACGTTCTAATTTCTCTATTAGTAATTTTATTTCTTCTATGCTCAGCATGTGATTATTTAAAATTCAAATAGTTTATTAAATGTGTTTGTGGTCTCTGTGCTTTGCACGTCCCACCCTAGCACTCCTATAAGGTTATCTATCTTCTGATCCAGTATTGTTCCTTCCATGGCGTCACCATCGAACGGCAGTTCCTTGAACCATTCCGGTATACGCATCTCATCAACAGGGTATGCAATACTTGTGTAACCGAGTGGATTCTGTTTTAGTTTGCAGACTATAACCTTAGCACCATCTGTGATAGGCATACTGTACTTGTCTCCGTACATGTCTCTACATCTGTTCCAATTCATGCTGGCTCTAACGTGTCCTGGCATGTTTGCTCTGCCGGCCTTTTCCTCGGCCGCTGTGTATTTGGTCATGTTGTTTGCTCTCTTTGGAGATCCTTTCTCCCAGCCTGGTCTCGCTTTGAACTGTGCCCTGAATTCACTGATCTTTTCTAAAACTTCTTTCTCATCTTTGCCTTGCAGTACCATGTAGAGCAGATCACTTAGGAAGTCCTGTACGAATACCGGAGTGTCTGAACGTTTGAGATCGAGACCCATGGCCTTCATTTTGCCTTCTTTGCCCTCCACGTCTGCACGTTTGCCTTCTTTGTCGTAGTACAACACAGCATATCTTTTCTTTGTGATAAACAGACCCTTAGATGCAACAAGTTCTCTCCCTGCCGCAATCACTTCACCTCTAGTGCTTGGGGTGTGGAACGCTTTGGTCATGAATGACTTGAATGAGCTGTTTACTTCTTCTGCTATCTTGTCATACAATCCTACAACAGAATCCTTTGTCCATGGTATTACACCCTCATTGATCTCTTTCTGTAGCGTTTTGAATGCCGAGAAGTACACTGAGTCTGTGTCTCCGTACACAACACTCTCACCTTTGTGATCATACTTGCCTGCAACAATCTCATTTACTTTACTCGCCATGTGTTTTGTAATACATCTTCCGGAAAGTGTGACCGATTGTCCAATCCTCATGTCAAAGAACCTACAACCAGGATTCAGGATGGCACCATACAGACTGTTCAAGTTAATCTTCTTAACCAACTGTCTCTTGTCCCAATACTCTCTTTCAATTTCGTTGTCACCACAGTCACGCATTTTTTTCTGCATCTCCTGTCGCTCAGCATACCAACGTTTGAGCAGTCCTGGAATAATTGCTTCGTACTCGTATGTAAATATTGTGCCATTGGCACTCAACATCCATTTGTTGTTACCGTCGAAGATTATCTCGTACAGTTGTGCCGCACTCATTCTCACACTTGTCTTGTCTTCCCAGTCAACTATTATTTCTGTGCCTTTCTCTTGCTTCATCACTGCAACATATTCCCAACTACCAAATTGGCTGTCCCATGCCGCCGCGAATGATTTCTTTGCGTGTTTGGCTCTGTTGATTTCTGCTGAAGTGATCACAGGGCGTATCTGTCCCACGATTGTTTCTGGTCCCATGTTCAATGCCCTAATGACACTCGGATACAGAGAGTTGATATCAATGGACCCTATCCAATCGTGTATTCCTTTTAGTGGAGTGGCCACATATGCTCCAGCCGCCGGTTGATTCTCTTCTCCATCTTTTTTGTACTTTCTGCCTGGTACAATCATGCCACGCCTGTGTGTTTCATTTACGATCGCTTGTTCGGTTACTGCGACTGCACCCATTGTTGTTTGTAGAAGCACAGTGTTTTGGTGTGCTATCTCATTGGCTAGTTCAATGAACTTCAATTTCTTTTCAAGTTTAGCCAACAGTGCAGTATCCTGTCTGTTGTATTCTATAAACAATCCAAAGTCATTTTTATACAAGTGATCTAGCGAACCCTCGTACACAGTTTTTCTCTCTCCGAGTTCATGTTCACCTATTGCGTCTAGTCTAAAGCTGTGTCTCTCCTCGTATGTGTATTTCCTGTACAATTCTAGTAAGTCCAAGTGTACCCTGCCAACTAGATCAAAACTTAACTGTTCTCTACCATATTTCTCAAACACTCTTTTTCTAGGCTTTTCACCCCAAAAACAAAGACGTCTTGTGTCATCCGAACTCAATACTTTCTGTATTCTACCTACCGTGTAAGGTATATCGTACCCCTCACTGTTCCAACCTGACAGTATGTCTGCATCTTGCACTAATTCAAGGAAAGCGTCTAGCATGTCTTTCTCTTTTTCAAATAACATCGTGTTGTCAAATCTCTGGGTAAGTGTTTTTGCGTCTTGCATACTGATTGTCTTTGGTGGCACGGCCAATGTTACCAGTTGGTCCGTCCAGCTCATATAACAACTTATGGCAGTTATGGGCATGAACGGATCATCTGTTGTTGAATAACCTCGATCAGGATCGAAGTCTACTTCAATATCAAAAAACATTACATTCAGTTTTGGAGTTTCCTTGCCTAAGTAATTCTCCTCCAGGCATCTGAACACAGGATTTATATCATGTTCGTACAGTTGCTTGTTTGATCTTATCCTTTGTTCTTTTATGAATTCTTTGTTGGTTGCACATTGTACTCTTTGTAGAGGAGCACCGGTCATTGATCTGTGTTTGCCTCTTGCGTCCTCGTAGTAGAAAACATAACGTGCATCATACTCCACGAACACACGACCTTTCTTTGGATCACGTTCTACAACATATATCTTGTCCTCATCTTTTTTAAATAATGCGTCTATGTAACTCATATGCTAAATTTATCTTTGTGTTTTTTAAAAAAATTACGTTCTGATTTTTCAGAATAGTGTACATGATCAGGGATAGGATCGCCTTCTTTTTGTGCGTGTTCATACGGCGTATCACCTAGATGATCACTAGTATCCAACCATTCAGGAAAAGTATCCATACCACCATCATTATCTTTTATCCACTGCGTTGGCGGATTTAGGTAATCATAGTATGATGTCCATTTAAAAGGTATTTGCATTTTTTTTAATAATTCAATTGCGGAAAAAATATTTTGCAGACTACGTGATACCTGTCCAGAAGCCTCCGTGCCAAACAAAGGCATTCTCCCTATGAGATGTGTTTTGATGTATTCATTACCCATCCAACTGCCACGCAACCCGCCACTGGCCACCCAATTGAAGTGTTTAGTGCTATGTGTGTAATCGTAATCGCTAATTTTAAATTTTTTAGCAAAAGGAACATCTATCCTATAAAGACCACTGAACTGTAAGTAAACAAAATCAAGTGTGCCTTCGTATTCGATATGTTCAAATAATCTCGAACAAATATATTCGTTGCCGAATCCGGCCATTGAAAGATTTGTGTATTCATGCTTGCCGAACACTGCCTCAAATGATTTGTGTAGATTCATTGCATTACTGCAACCTATTAACAAAATTTTTTTCATCTTATTGTATGAATACCTTGTATAATCCTATTGTGTTCATTATTGTAAACCAACCTGTAAGACAAGCAATCCAGATTAATCTACGTCTTATCCCTGCCCAACACATGGTGCTAGATCCTAGCCAGTACAGTGGAAACACTATACTCATTATAGGCTCTGGTGATGTGAAAGTCAACACCGCTGATCCGCAAACTGTCACAATAACAGAAAACAGTTCTAGATAGAATGCTGTTGAATCTGTCTTGTAGCTGTTTACCCAAAATTCCTTGAGTAGTTTAAGCACTAAAGTTTGCCGGCTGTGTTTAGTATGCTTTCCAGCGTATCCATCTCGTCAGCGATGTTCTGGTAGTTGCCTTTGTGTGCAACAGATATCGCTTTGTTGATTAGTGCTGGTTTCAATTCTAGTTCTTCTGATATTGCTTTCACAGTGTCTTTTAATCCGCCTTTGAGATCCTCGACCTCGCCCAGTACCTGTGAGCCTTGTGAAATGATCTGGATTAGTTTCTGCTTTTCTGCGTCATTGAAGTTTCTTACTGCCATTTGTTTCTCCTGTTGTTATCCAACAAGTATATAACAGTTTGGAATGCAATGCAAATTATTTTTTCTTCTTGTTCTTGACGTTTATTGCTTTACCACGTCTATCTGGATTTTTATCTTTTCTTCTCTTTCTTCTTACCGCGGACGCTATAGCTTTCTTTCCACCACTGGCTCTCAATGAAGCCGCTCTGGCTTTTGATAGACATTTTGGTTTGCCTTCACCTTTTTTCCTGTCGCCACATTTACCAATTCGTTCACCCTTGGTGTTGTATCTGTCCCAGCCGCCACCGCCGGCACCACCTTTTTTGCCTTTTCCAAACCAAGCCCGTAGTCCTGAGTGATTAGACTCTGACATGTTACCATGCACAGCACACGTCTTTAGTTCAAGATAGTTTTGTCTTAAAAAATTCAAAGCGTCTTCTTTGGTGTTGGATTCAAACATTTCTTCACCAAATGCATCATGAACAAAATACTTGCCTTCACGCTTGACGCAGTTAGGTACACGTTTGCCGAACATTGTTTTGAAACCTTTACGCATGTAACCTTTCCAACATCTGGTTCCTTCGTCAACTAATGCGTTTAGATCATAGTTTGGATTAATTGCACCATGTTTCATTTTGGCAATCATGTCCATCTGCATGGCTACCATGAAATCGTAGTCTGTTACGTCATTTGTCCTGTGCGTGTATATTTTTACTAGAACCTCATCATAGAACACACCAAGGTCCGCATGGTGATCTAGTTTCTCTTGAGGCTTGATTGTGTTAATCAAGAATTCAATGACTTCAAAGTAATCTTCAAACTTGTATCTTTTTTGTAGGCTGTTGTCCTTGTACTCCCAGTCAGGTAGGAACTTTGCTCTTAATCTCTCGATGTCTTCCTTTGGGAGATTGACATATTCTCTGTCAGCATTTTCGTTTAATTCTTTTATCCTCATTTTTTGCTTTTGTTACCCCAGTTGGCCGCACCTTTTTTACGACACTGCACTAGAGCACCAGAGGCATAGGCCGATGGCCAAACTTTGTATCGTGCTTTGACCTTGTGATAGCAGGCATCTTTCTTCTCTGCTAGTTGTTCAAACTGTTCTTCCGTAATTCCTGTAACTTCGTTTACTTTCATTTTTTTCCTAGAAGTGCTTTTTTAGCCGCTATTCTTTTTTGTTTAGCAGTCATCGGAGCCTTGCCACCTTCCCACGCTTCGTTGACATCTGGTGTGGACTTGTCATCTGCTTTGAATCTACCTTTCTCTCTTGCTCTTTTTGGCTCCACTGTAGAGTCTCCTCCAGTGCTAAGAATTTTTTTTAACCATCCAAACATATTACCACTTCCTGCAAGACCAATATCTTGCTTTTGTTTTAGGCCCTGGGTTTGCACAGTTATGTCTAGCCCTGAAACTTTTCCTTGCTTTAGG